TTGCGCATGACTTGCAGACGCTTGGACCTCGTCTGCTCGCCGCCCTCATCCGAAGCGACGGCGCCGCCCGCCTGTTCAGGCGCGACGGTTAGAGCCCCAGGAATGTCCTGCGAGCTGTCCAGAAGGTTGTGTTGGCGCAGCGCCGAGCGAATCAGCGCCACGTCGGTCTGCGGGTAGGCGCCCTGCGCAACTACCGAGACGTCGTAAAGGCCGGCGACCTTGCGCACGGTGCGCATGATCTCCCCGGTGCTCTCGTCCTTGACCCACTCGTCGCCGTTCTCGGCGGTAGTGAAGGCAAAGCTCATCTGGTCGACCAGGCCCGTGCGCAGCTGCTCGGCGAGGTCCTTGGCGTAGGACAGCTGCGTGTTGATGCGGGCCCAGATGCGAAGGCCCTGCTCATCTTCGACGAGCTCGAGAGTGCCGTTGGCGGTGCGCGCCAGGGGCATCGTCATGTCGTGGCCGATGACCAGGTGCACGTCGGGCTGCTCGCGCAGGACGTCCGCGAAGGCGCCGGGAGCGATCTGCTCGCGGAAGCCGCCAAGGTCGTGGGAAAGGTTGTTGAAGACGGCGGCGTGGCCGCGCACCGTCAGCTCGTCCGGGCTTGAGCCGCTCTCGCGGACCTCGAGCTTGACCGGCGCGTTTGTGATCCAGCGATCCTCTTGCGTCACTTCTTCTCCGTTGAGTTCGGGGATGATCCAGAGCTTGCAAAGGCCGCCGGGCTCTACGAGTCCGTCCTCGGGGCCCTGCACGACCTCGCATCGGCCGTTGGCCTGCGGGTCCTCGACGTTCGGGTAGTAAAAGGCGCACGCCGAGCACGCCATCCCCTGCTCAGAGAAACTGTTGTCCTGCGCTGCGATGTAATGCGCGCCTTCCGGGCCGGCATCGGCGGCGAAGAGGCCGTAACCCTCCGCGATTGCCTCGGTGGCGTGGTAGAGGGCCTGCTGGCGGTCGCTGAGCCCTTCCAGCTCGTCATCTTCTACGTCGCCTATCTCGTCCGGGTCCTCGAGCATGTCGTAGGGCATCTCGCCGATGAGCTGGCGGTCCTCGCTGAGCTGCTCGACCACGCGCTCAGACCATGAGCGCCCGGCATCGCCGCCCCACAGCGCCCAGGCCACGCGGCCGGGGCCGGGATAGTCCTCGTTGTCCGGGTCGGCGTTGCGCGGCGCGTCCATGTCAACGGCGTGACGGGCAAACCAGGCAGGCATCCGGCGAACCTTGGCCTCGCTGAGCGCCTCGCGGCTTGCCATGCGCCGGGCATCACGGATAGTTGCCGCTACCAGCCCGTCGCCGCCCAGGCCCTCCTCTACCCATTGCAGGCCCTTGCGGGCCTCCTGCGCCATGCCGGCGTTGGGAGTAAGGCTCACGTCGGCGGCGCGCTCTGACTCGGCGATGTTGAGCGCGGTCAGCTGATCCTGCGCTTCGCCCTCGGTTGCGTGACAGCCGACAACCTCGCCGTCCTCATCCTTGACGACGGCGTAGCCATCGCACTCGGCGTTGTCGTCTTCGATCGACCAGGGCATTACTCGGCCTGAGTGAGGTTCGGAGCGCCGCCCACGGGCGTCATCTGCAGGTCATCGCCGCCTTCGACGGCCGGGTAGTTCTCCAGGGCGCGGATCTCGTTGGCGGTAAGCCAGCCGGCCTGCCTGGCCTTGAGCATCGCCTCGTAGCGCTCGCGGGTTGAGGGGCGAAGCAGTGAGTCGGCCTTGAACTCCGGGTAAAGGTTGTCCTGCGGCGGGAAGAGCTGCTGGTCGGCGCGCAGGGCGCTCTCAATGCGCCTCATGCGAGGCGCCAGGCAGAACTTGAGGAACTGCTCGGTGACCTGCTGCGTGTCGCCGATAGGGGCGCCGGTAATCAGCTGCGCGGGAAGGCCGAAGATGCGGGCGATGTCCTCGACCGAGAGCTTCATCTGGTCGACCATCGCTAGGTCCTGCATGTTTATCGGCATCACTGTCAGCTCGGCTCCCCCACCGAGCACGGCGGTGCGCCGGGCCCTTGCCGCTCCGGCGTGAGCGCTGTTCCAAAGGTCGGCGATCTCCTTGGCCTGCTCGGCGTTGACCTGCTGAGGCAGGCGGATGACCGCGCCGGGTGCGGCGTCGTTCTGGAAAAACGCGCCCTGAAAGCGGTTGACCTGCTGCGCGTTGGCGAGCACCTGACGGTGCGCCTCGAGCGGTGAGAGGCCAACGGCGCCGCCAAACGGGGCGATGCCGCGAATGTGCAGGACCTCTTTGCTGGTGAGCTCGGTTACGTCCTGGCCGTCGCGGATCTCGTAGGTCGGCTCGTAGCTGTCCTCGTTGAGCACGCGGACACGGTCGGCGCGAATGACGCGCAGCTCCCTGACCGCTCCCCTGGACTGCGTCTTGAGGATGTAGGCGTTGCCGAAGGCTTCGATGGAGCAGGTGACGTCCTGCCAGAACTCAAACGGGCTCTGAGAAGCGTTCGGCGCGCGGTGAAGGAGGTCGTACTGCGGCGCGTTGTAGTCGACCTCCGGTGTACCGCCTTCGAGCTTGCGGTAGACCTTGCACGGCATCGCGCTGATGGAGTCGCTGATAAGGCGGATCGACGCCATGACAGCGGGCACCGAGACCGAGGAGCTCGGCGTATTGGTGGTCAGCGATGCGTCGGTAGGCAGCGGGAAGCTCGCGCCGGCCGTACCGAAGCTGCGGGCGCGCAGGTTCACGTCGCCGCCAACGGTTGCGACCCTCACGAGAGCACCTGCACGAAGATGACGCGCTCGGCCGGGACCTCAAAGTGTCCGGTGGCTTCGACGCTCTCCTCTTCCACGATGGAGGGCGTGAGCATGATGTAGTGGCCTCCCCACCGGCCGGCGAGGATGCCTTCGACGCTAGGGCCGTCTGTGAGGTGCAGACGGGCGGCGCGCTTTCCGCGCACCTTCCACGTCAGCTTCATGAGCCATACGGGCAAGAGGTATCTCCTAGAGCTCGGCGATGTCGCCGTCTACGGTTTCGATGAAGTTGCGTTGCGTGCGCTCGACCTTGGCGTCGTCGCGCACCTGGTAGTAGTCGCGGGCAGCTTGGGCGCGGTCGTAGGTGCGCAGCTTGTTGCGGTGCTCGAAGTCAAGGTTGAGCTGGCCGTGCGGGACGACGTCGTACTCGGTCTGCGGGCCCCACAGCGCCTTCATTCCCCATTTCCAGTCGGGCTGATTAGGGACGGCGAAGAGGTAGTGAGCGCCGAAGACGCGCAGGCCGCGAAGCGCCTTGAAAACGCACGTCAGAGGGCTGCTGGACTTGTTCGGAGCGCCGGCGTTGGCAGTCGGGACGATTGCTGAGCCGTCCTCGTTCGTGTTCCAGTCCCAGCGCTCGATGAGGTGGACGTTGTATGCCTCGTACTCGCCGCTCTGCATCTGATTGCGGGCGCGGGCACAGTCGCCGTCAATCAGGAAGGTGTCGGCGTCGATGACGACGTACCAGTCGTCCTCGGTGGTCATCGCTTCGGCGAGCTGGAACATGAACGAGCGTTTCTCAACCTCGTTTCCCATCCAGGGCGTGTCAGGGACAAAGAGCGTGTGACCGATGCCTGCCGACTCGCAGCCGGTAGCGATCGCATCGTGAGCCTCTACGCCGCTCGAACGCCCGTCCTTGTCATAAAGGAAGTAGGCACCGTCGACGTAGACCATGTGATCTACGAAGCGAGCACAGGCGGCCGGATGAGCGGCAAGCCAGGTCGGTGACTCATCCCAGAATGAGCACAGCCCGACAACCTTCACAGTTTCACCTTCATGGCTCCGGCGTCCATCTCGCGCACCCAGGCCACTCCGGGCTCGCACTTCTGACCGAGCGGCTGCTCGCGGCCAAGGCCGGCGTGAATGTAGGCGCCGACGAGGCTGCAGCCGGCGTGATGCCAGTGCATCGACGTCGTACCGAAGCGGCCACAGTTCACTTCTGTGACCTTCGGAATCCCGGCTGTGTCTTCCCTTGCGTCGAGCATGAAAACGCCGTTAGGGACGCCCTGCAGCGCTCCTGTGACCCGTAGGGCGAGGTCGTGCAGGTCCTTGCGGTCGATGGTGACCTGAAGCGTGGCGGTGGAGGCGATGCGGGCCGGTGAACGGTCGGCACCGAGAAGGCGCAGGCGCTCCTTCATGCCGTGAGCAATCAGCTCGCCGTCCTTGAACACTCCCGTCCACGAGAGGTCCCTGCCGGGCAGGCGCTCGGCCAGCATCCATTCATCGTCGGCGATGTCGAACTGGCGGTGGTGGCGCATCCAGGCGCGCGCAATCTCAACGTCTGAGACCGGCAGGGCACCCGAAGAGCCCGCACCTGTGCGAAGTCGCATCCAGCAGTCGCCGCCGAGGTTCTCGATGGCCCGCTCTAGCTCAGATTCGTCTGAGATTGGAAGCGTGGCCGGCGCATCGGGACCGACGGCGTTGGCGGTGCGGTACTTATCGCCGCAAACGAATAGGGCCGCCCTGTTCGGCAGAAGCGTTGGCGCGTTGAGCAGGTGAGCGTTGGCCGACAGCCACTTGACTTCGGCGTCGGGCTGAGCGTGGACGAAGGCGACGTCGTACTTGTGGATCAGCTGGTTGATCTCGGTGGCCGTGCGGTTGGGGCGCACGAGCTCGCGGTGCCTTCCCCTGGCGAGCTGCAGCGTGACCGCGTCCACGTCGCAGGCCACCGTCTCGTGCCCGACCTCGTAGGCGGCCTTTGTGAAGTTGATACCGGCCGGACCGCCCGCGCCGAGGACGAGAATCATCATCCGATAAGCACGAATCCCTGCTCGTCCTGCTCGGCCACCGATCGCCAGGCGCGCCAATGAGCCATCACCGAGGCCACGCAGGCGTCGATTCGCTTGTCCTGCGAAGCCTTCTGCACTTTCCATCCCCTGTCTGTCTTCTTGGCCGCCGTCGCTTCGACGTGAGCGGCGAGGACCGGGTCGCCGTCGTGGACGATGCGCCGCTCCTGCGCCGAGGCGTAGAACTCCTGATAGGCGTCGGCCATAGCCGCCGAGGACTGATGCAGCGGCGCAACAACCAGTCCCTCACCGGCCAGCGTCTGCGCTGAGCGCTCAAAGAAGCGCGGGTCGAAGACCAGCTCGCGCAGGTCGTAGCGCTCTGCCAGGTGCCGGACGTAATCCTCAACCTGAGAGAGGTCGATTCGCCCGCCGTCTGCGTACTCGTGAGCCGGAACGTCGGTGACCGCGCTCCAGACATGCGTCTTGACCGCGACCTTGCCGTCAACTACCCACGCGCACGTCACGGCGGTGCTGTCGTGAACCAGGCCGACGTCGATCCCGACGTAGACCGGCGTGCCCGGCTCGAGCACCAGCTCGGCGTCTTCCATCTCTTCCCACAGCCCCGGCTTGAGCCAGGCGTTGCGGGTAGCTGTCCAGGCGTTCAGGTGAAGGCGCCGGAAGGTCTGCTCGTCTAGCGAAGGGCTCTCAAGCTGCTGGCGCAGCGTCTCCGGCGTAACCCACGAAGCCGGATTGGCTCGCATCCAGGCTTCCTCGTCCTCGATGTCGGTGCCGTCGGGCACCTGATACCACCAGAACAGGAAGCCGGAGTCGGTGTCCTTGGCGACCAGCAGCGAGCCGTCGTTGCGCTCCTCGAGGGAGGGCAGCTCAAGGGCCTGCTTGAACAGGCGGCCCAGCACGGTGTCCCTGTCGTAGCCGGCGGTCGTGATGGAGCAGGTCAGCGGCTGCTCGCGGGCTCCTGTCGCGGTCTGCATCGCGGCCCAGAGCTCTTCCTGCCTGGGCGTCATCCACGAGTGCAGCTCGTCGGCGACAATCGTCGAAGGATTGAGGCCGTGCTGGAGCTTTCCGTCAGCGGCGATGCGGCGGATGACGCCGTCTGACTCGTCGCACTTGATGACGAAGCGCTGAGCGTCAAACCACAGGTCAAGCAGCGGGTCAGACTCGGCGAACGCTCGAGCCTGGTCAAAGACGACGGCGGCCTGCTCGCGGGACCCGGCCGAGACGATGACGTCGGGCGCGTTCTCGCCTTCAACCGACGAGGCCCACAGGGCAAGCGCCGAGAGCAGCGAGCTCTTGCCGTTCTTGCGCGGCAGCCCGATGAGCGCCTGGCGGATGACGCGGTTGCCGTTCTCATCGACGGCGAGCAGCTCGTCCACGATCTCGCGCTGCCAGGGCTCCAGGCGAAACGGCTGCCCGTGCCAGCGGCCGATCGTGTGCTTGATGAAGGTCTCCGAGAACAGCGCGAAGTGCTCGGCCGGCTCGAGCGGACCTCCCTGGCGCACGCTCTTGGCTCGCCATTGCTCAACGGTCGCGTCGCGGTCTGCTAAAAGTTGTCTGTGACGTTCCGGGCGATAGGTTCCGTCGCGGATGTGCTCCTCGAGCGTCTTCTTGTTGTTCGGCGCTCGCTTGGCAGCCATCCGACCCTCCCCTGCCCCGTTGGGGGCGAAAAAAAAGACTGAACACCCCGGATTTTTCCCTCT